TCCGTGGGCGACGTGCGCGCCAACCTCGCCCGGCAAGCGGCACACCCCCCCATGGACCCGACCAACCGCCCATCGGGCGACGTCACGCTCACCCTCGATAGCGTCGGCCACATGACCGACGCGCAGGTCGAGGAGAGCATGAACGTCGACCGCTTGCGCGCGCTGGTGGGCCTTCCCCCCAGGAGATAGCCTCCAATGGCTGCAGTCGACTTTGGCGCGCTCAGCGACGCCCAGAAGCGCATTTTCGCCCTGACCATCTTCATGGCCGGGCGCGACGAGAGCTTCTTCGAGAGCAACGGCTTCATCGGCAAGTCGGGCGCGGTGATCGAACGCATCACCGAGCTGACCCCCACCTCGCGCGGCGACCGCGTGGTGATGAACCTCGTCAACGACCTGGTGGGCGACGGCGTGGCCGGCGACAACCAGCTCGAAGGCCAGGAGGAAGCGGTTTTCAACGACACGATCGAGCTGCGGATCGACCAGCTGCGCAACGCCGTCCGCAACCGCGGCAGGATGGCCGAGCAGCGCACCGTGCTGCGGTTCCGCCAGATCGCCAACGACAAGCTGTCGTTCTGGGCGGCCGAGAAGCAGGACGAGCTGTTCTTCCTGACCATCAGCGGCATCTCGTATGCGCTCAAGCTGGACGGCACCACGCGCGGCACCTCGCAGCTGCCCCAGCTCGCGTTCGCCGCGGACATCGCCGCGCCGTCCACCGGCCGCCGGCGGTTCGCGGGCTCGGCCACCTCCACGTCAAACCTGACGGCGGCCGACAAGCTGACCTGGAACACCGCCATCCAGATCCAGGCGTACGCGAAGCGCAAGAAGATCCGGCCCATCCGCAGCGGCGGCAAGGACCACTACGTGTTCCTGATCTCGACCGAGGGCCGCAAGGATCTCGTGATGGACGCCACCTACCAGCAGAACGTCGGGCGCGCCGCCCCCCGCGGCACGGACAACCCGCTGTTCAAGAACGCCGTGGCGGTGATCGACGGCCTCATCATCCACGAGCACAACAAGGTGGCGACCACCCTGGGCCTCACCTCCACCAACAAGTGGGGCTCCGGCGGTCTCGTGGAAGGCAGCCAGTCGCTGCTGCTGGGCGCGCAGGCGCTCGGCTACAGCACGCTCGGGCCGGTCGACTACAACGAGAGCACGCTGACCGACTACGGCAACCGCCCCGCGATCGCCGCCGGCCGCATGTTCGGCATGCTCAAGCCGCAGTTCGCGTCCCTGACCGATCTGGACGCGAACGGCCGGCCGACGAAGCAGGATTTCGGCGTCGTCAGCTTCTACCACGCCATCACGGCATAGCGCCTGGCACCCCGGCGGTTTCGGCCGCTGGGCCTTGCCTGCCCCTGCCACCTTCTGAGGGATACACCCCATGGCCAAAACTGTGTTCACCCTGCAGCTGATGGATGCCCTGACGGGCAAGCTGCTGCAGAACACCGGCGGCGCGTTCATCGTCACCACCGCCAACTCGCCGCTCAAGCGGGCGCTGCAGAACCCCGACAACAACTTCGCCACGCTCGCCAACCCGGTCGTGCCGACCAATGGCCGCCTGCGCTTCGCCGTCGACAACGTGTCGCCGGTCGAGGTGGTGGTGGACCTGTTCGGCTTCACGGGCGACGGGAGGTTCGTGGTTGCGCGCGGCATCACCGCGGGCGACAGCGAGATCCTGGTGACGAACAGCCACGCCAGACAGCTCGCCGTGATCCCGGTGCACATCACCGACTATCCGCAGGCGACCGAGACCGACACCGGCCTCAACTGGCCCGTCGGCGCGGTGATCGACCCCTTCCCGTTCATCAACGTCACCGTCGCCGACAGCACGGAGACGCTGGACGTCGGCTTCCTGAGCACGGAAAGCTCGGGCGACGCCGACGGCCTTCTGGCGGCCATCGCGGTCGGCACCGCCGGGCGCTTTGCCGCCAAGGTGGCGGCGACCGCGAACCTGGGCGCCCTGCTGCGGGAGACCGTGGCCGACAGCGCCACCAACACCATCAGCCAGCGCATCGGCCACGTCGTGGTCGCGGCCAACGTGTCGATGTCGATCACCACCAGCGCGGGCACCGACATCTTCCAGGGCTACGTCTGCATCCCGTTCCACCCGCCGGCGCCGGCGTAATCCGGCCGGCACCCCACTGAGGCGTGAGCCCGGGAGCCGATGTCGGCCCCGGGCCGCGTCGTTCCCCAACCACAGTTCGGAGCTTCCCCAATGCCCGAGGCCACCCAGCCCAGCGAGGCCACCCGCCTCTGGGCCGTCATCGACCTGAACGCCACAGCCGTCGACAACGACGGCAACGCCGTGCCGCGCACGCACGCCATTCTCGGCGACCGCGGCCAGGTCATCCGCTACAAGCTGGTCAACGACAAGCCGCATCCGATGCCGGAGGCACACGCGCGCCAGTTCCTCAAGGACAGCGGCTTTCAGGTGCTGAACCACCGGGGCATTGTCGTGCCGGCGCTCGAACCGGAGCAGCAGGAGCGCATCGCCCCGTCGCGGCTGTCCCCCAAGTACGTCATCGCGGCCTGGTCCGAGCTGACCGACGACGCGCTGCTGACGCGGGCCGGCGTGCGCGCGGGCTTCGATGCGCTGCCGCCCAACCCGGATCGCACGACGCTGATCGACTTCCTCGAAGGCCAGATGCAGGCGCTGGAGCCGACCGGTTCCGACGACGGCGACCTCAGCGGCGATGGCGTCGAAGCCGCCGGCGCCGATCTGGCCGCGAACCTGCTCAACGGCGGCGAGTAACCGCTGGTGTCCTACGCTCCCTCCATCAACTTCGTCTGCCAGCGCGCGCTCCGCCTGATCGGCGAGTACGCGCTGCGTGCCTCTGGGCCGCGGCCGGAGGCGATGGAGGAGGCGGTCTACTGGCTGGACATGATCGTGGCTTCCGTGGCGGCGCAGGAGCTGACGTGGTGGATGGTCCCCGCCACCGGCACGTTCGTTCTGGAGCCCGGCGTTCGCGATTACGACCTTGCCCGGGTTCTCGGCGCCGAGCAGGCGCCCGACAGCGTGCAGTTCGTCTCGGCGATGTTCGTCGATGACGCCGACAGCGGGCAGCAGATCCAGCAACTTGTGCTGCTCCGCCGGCACGAGTTCGAGGAAATGGCCGGCGTGAACGCCGGCGCCACCGGGACGCCGCAGTATGGCTACGTCGATCGCATGCGGAACCCCACGCTGCGCCTGGCCGAGACGCCGGACGCCGCCACCACCTACCGGCTGCGCGTCGTGTTCCAGGGCTACTCGCCGGATCTCGTGAGCGGCCGCGACCTTAAGCTGCTGACCAAGTTTCGGGACGGCTGGACCCTGTATCTGACCTATGCGCTGGCGGCCCACCTCGCCGCCGGCGCCGTGCGGCAGCTGCCGAGCGATGAGGTGGACCGCCTCGACCGCCGGGCCAAGGAGCAGCTGTTCCATCTGCAAGCGCGGGATGGTCACGAACACCAGACCAGCAACCGCGTGCGCTTCCACAACCTCGGGTGACGCGAGACCATGACAACCATCGCCCCCCGCACGCTGCTGGTTGACTTTTCGCTGGGGAACCCGCTGTACGCCCATGCGCGGGTGTGGGTGTACGAAGCCGACGTTCTGAGCGGCCGCGCCACGGGCACGCTGGCGCCCCTCTACCGCACCCCCTCCGGCACGCAGCTGGAGAGCAACCCGCTGCACCTCGACGGCGACGGCAAGCTGGTGCAGGCGGTCTACCTGGATCGGCCGGTGGTGTGCCGCGTGACCGACGCCGCGGTGCCCGGTCACGATACCGGCGTGATCGGCATGGTGTCGCGGTTCCGCGGCGACTGGGAGGCCGGCGCGCTCTACCAGATCGGCGACATCGTGCGCGATGGCGAGCCGGGCGACGCCACCAACTACCTCTACATGGCGGCCGACATCCACCGATCCGGCGCCTCGTGGACCAACGACCTCGCCCTGGGCAAGTGGCAGCTCTACCTCCAGCCGCCCGACGACAACATGCGGATTGCCGATCTCGCCACCGCCGGCCCGCTGGCGGGCGCGAATTTCCTGGCTGTGAACCAGGGTGGGGTCACGAAGAAGATCACCGTCACGGCGTTTCAGGCGCAGGCGCCGGCTGGCCCGCGGGGACCGCAGGGCTTCCCGGGCCCGCGTGGCTTCAAGGGCGACAAGGGCGACAAGGGCGACGCCGGCAGCGTCATCCAGCTCGGCACGATCGGCGGCTCGGAGGACATCCTGGACCGGCCGGCCAGCGCGAGCGAAGGCGACATCTGGCTGCATCTGACCGTGCCCACGGCGACGGCGTACATGTGGGACGGCGGCGCCTGGGTGAACGTCGGCCCCATCGGCGCCACGCAGAGCACGCCGGTTGCCGGCATCGTCTACTGCACCATGAGCGGCGACGACACGAACCCTGGCACCTCACTGGCGCAGGCGGTGCAGACCATCGAGCGGGCGGTGCAGGTGCTGCAGGGCCTCAACGGGCCGGCGGTGATCCAGGTCTACCCCGGCGACTATGAGTGGACGAACAGCATGACGCTCCCGCCCGGCTCGGGCGCGGTGTCGCTCGGCGGCCAGTTCGTGACGAACCTCGTGTGCGTGGGCGCGCCGGAGACCAACTGCTTCCTGGTGAACAGCGGCAGCTACATCCAGGGCTTCACCTTCCGCGGCCAGGCCGTCGACGACTTCGACAACCCCACCGCGGGCTTTGCGGTGGCCTTCGCCCCGGGCGCGACCATCATGCGGTCGCCGTACATCCGCGATATCTCGCAGGTGTCCAACTATGCCGCGAACCTCATCGCGGCGCCGCTGGATCCGGCCAACGCCAACCCCCTGGTGGGCAAGGGCGGCGGCGTGCTGCTGGCCGATCGGGCGGTGCTGAACCCGAACAGCAAGTTCCCCTACATGCTGGCCTTCGGCGCCACCCCGCGCTCGCCGAACGGCCTGGGCTACGTCGCCAAGAACGGCGCCGGCATCAACGGCATCTCGTCCATCGCCATTTTCCAGCGCGCCTCCTTCTACGCGCTGAACGGCGGGCAGATCACGCTGAACAACTCGGGGACGCAGTTTGGCGACATCTCCATGCGGGCCAAGGGCAGCACGCAGGTAGTGGTGCCGTTCGCCTCGGCCGGCCCACTGGCGGCGAACGGCACGCTGGCGCAGCTGATCGAGGACAACGCCGTGTCCATCGAGGCCGCGGTGTGGTCGGCGATCTCCGCCACCTACCCGACGGTGAACCAGACCTTCACGCGCCGGGATACGCTGACGCTGCTGCGCGCGCTGGCGCTGGATATGCGGTCGGGCGATGACCAGTCCTGCCAGGTGTTCGCGCTCGGCCTGTTCAACTGGCAGGGCAACCTCGTGTTCAACCCGGCCCAGACCATCACGGGCGGCACGCTGCTGAGCGCCTTCAACTTCGGCTTCGACCAGGTGGAGGCGCGGGTGCGGTTGGTGGGCTCGCTGTCGGCCAGCACCAGCGACATGCTGTGGGGGCTGGTCGATCTCATCAAGCGCACGGTGGCCACGCCGACGCGGCGCACCAACGGTTCGCTGATCGAGAGCTTGGGCCACCAGTTCAACCAAGCGGGCGCGGGCGTGAACGGCAACGCGCTGCCGCTGCTGTTCCGCCGGATCGGCCAGCCGCTGCGGGCCAAGGACAGCATCTTGGAGGAGGACGGCGGCACGGTGCTGTGGACCGGCGCCGACGAGACGGGGGCCAGCTACTTCCCCGGCGAGCTCGAAATCAGCGACGGCCGGCTCCGCGGCAAGGCGTTCTCGCGCACCATCAACACCATCGCGCGGCGCGCGGCCAACAGAGGGGCGTTCTGAGGCATGGCACGCATCAACACCACGTCGCCGCCCGTCGGCCACCCCAAGCGGCGCAGCTTCACCCTCACGACGGCCTGGGCCACGCTGATCGACGTGGACGACTACCAGGTGTCGAAAGCAACCGCCGGCGTCGTCTCCACGCAGATCGTGCCCGGCGTGGCCGAGCTGCAGACGCCGCTGTTCCTGTGCAACCGCACGGGCACGGCGCGCTGGGCATCGGTGCGGATCACGCGCGCCGACGCCTCGACGGCCGTGCTTGTGCATCAGGAGCTGATCGGCGCCGGCGACACGCTGCAGGTGCCGGTGAACGGCCAGTTCCTGCTGACCGGCGACGTGCTGGAGGTGCAGGCGCAGATCAACACCGCGATCGACGCGACGATCTCCTGGACCCAGGGGGAGGCCGAAGGCGATGGCAGTTAAGCGGGTTTCCGGCGCCTCGCGCGTCATCGGCCCCGGCGTCCAGCACCCGGTGCCGATTGCGCTGAGCGCCGCGGCGTATCCGGGTTGCTGGGTCTTTGGTTCCGACGGGGAGATGTATCGCTCCAACGGCTCCGTCTGGTCCTCGGTGGTGGCGAACACCTACCAGATCATCCGAAACGGCCAGACAAGGACCGTGGGCGCCGGCGGCGACTTCGCGACGCTGAGGCTCGCGCTGGAGCACTATGCGGCCCTCACCCCCGTGAGCGGCGACGTGACCGTCAACCTGAACATCCTCGCCGGCCACGTCATCACGCAGCCAGCGAACATTCGGGCCGCCGACCTCGGCTACATCAACATCGTCTCCCAAGATGCCACGGTCAACGTAGACGTCACCGGCTGGACGCCCGACAGCAACGGCCGCGCGCCCATGATCCGAGTGACCAACGGCACGGCGCCCCGGGTCATCACCAAGTTCGTGGCGACCGGCACGCGCCCGGCCGCCACGGTGCTGATCGGCATGTACCTCGTCACCTCCGTATGGGATAACGGCCTCGGCGTGCCGGATCTGTACGGGTTCCAGAATTTCGACGTGGGCCTGCTGGCGCTGACCTCGAACGCCGTGTGCGGCAACAACGCCTTCGACGACAACCTCGTGTATGGCGTCTGGGCCTCGACCTCGCAGCTTTACCTCGGCGGCGTGACCGCGCGCCGCTGCGGCACGCACGGGCTTCTGCTGTCCGAAGCCTCGACCGCCCTGCTGGCCGGCGACAGCTCGTCCTACCGCCGCACCAATGGCGTCGATACCTCGGACGATATCGCCATCAACGGCGGCTCCATCGCCGCCATCGAAGGCAACGTCCTGGGCGGCACGATCGTGCCCGTCAACCGCTGGAGCTTCCGGGGCGTCATCACGCGAAGCACAGTTCCGTTCAACCCGTCGGGCATCGTGACGCCGGCCTCCTACACGGTCGGCACCCTCCCCTCCGCGACCACGTACGCCAACTCGATCATCCATGTGTCCAACGGCAACAGCGGCTCCCCCTGCCTGGCCGTCGCCGATGGTGGCGTGTGGAGGCGTATCGCGCTCGGCACCGCCGTTTCGACCTAACCTGGAGCCCCGCCATGGCCCTGCAGCAGCGCACGCGCCTCTACGAGTTCCTCGCCCGGGTAGACCGGGTTTCCGGCGCCGACCGGGTGGTGGGGATGCACGCGGTCCATCTCGTCGAGGTGTACGACGATGCGACCCAGGAAGTGATCTCCAGCACCCAGCAGTCGGCCCAGCCGCTGGACTGGGACGGGCTGGTGGCGCTGATGCACACCGACGACCGCGCCGCGCTGCAGGCGGCGCTGGAGGCCGCATGATGCGCGCCGCCGATAGCCCGCTGCGCGTGGCCACGCTGCCGCTTCACCACGCGGCCGAAGCGCACCCGGTCGGCGCCTCGATGGCCGACGGCACGATGCCCGCGGTATGGTGGGTGGACTGGCTGAGCGCGCTGCACGAGATCCACATGGCGCTCGATCCGCACCTCGATCCGGCGCTGCATCGCGTGGCGGCGCTGGAGCAGGACATCGCGGCCATGAACCGCGACGGCTTCACCGCCCATGCCAGCCCGGCCGCCATAGCGTTCACCGACGAGCTGGTGCGCGGCGTGCAGAGCTACGGCGGCGGCGCCTACGTGTTCACGGGCGCGCACCTGATGGGCGGCGCCATCACCGAGCGGGCCATCGGCCATCGCCTGCCCTGTGCCCACCTCCGCTGGTTGGATCGCGCCGCCGCGCTGGCCGCGTGGCAACCCTACCGGTCGGACGCCTCCCTCGCTCCCAGCGCCATTGCCGCCTTTGGCTGCGTCGGGAGCATCCTTTCCGAAATCCTCGCCCGGCACCCGCAGCCGGAAGCGGCCCAGTAGGAGCATCATCATGCGCATTCTCCGGCAGTCCACCGCCAACGTGCTGTTCCTGGGCCCGTTCGTGGACCAGACCGACGGGTTCACCCTGGAGACGGCGCTGACGGCCGCCGCGAACGACGTGCAGCTCTACAAGGCCGAGAACACCACGCCGGTCGACATCTCGGCGCGCACCTGGACCCACGTCAGCAACGGCATCTACCGGGTGTCGCTGCTGACGACGGACCTGGACACGGCCGGCGCGCTGATGATCCACGCGCACCCGGCCGGTGCCCGCCCCGTGCGGCACGATTTCACGGTCATGCCGGCGGCGCCCTACAATGCGCTCGTGAGCGGCACGGCGATGCCCGCCAACATGGTCGAGATCGCGAGCAACCCAAGCGCCGCTGTTAAGATGACTTTCGGCGCCCTGGCCATCACAACCTTCACGGTGGGCAACGGCTCCAGCCGCACGCGCGTGGCGACCAACCTGACCGACGCCGTGAACGATCACTGGAACAACCGCATCGTCGTGTTCATCACCGGCACCCTGGCCGGGCAGGCGACCTCGATCCAGGACTACAACGGCGCGACCAAGGAAATCACCGTCGCCGCGCTCACCTCCGAGCCTGCGAGCGGCGACCTCGCCGTGATCCTCTGAGCGGCCATTGAAGGGGCACGCGCATGGCCATCACCAGGCTCAGCCCCCGCGGGACGCCCATGGCGGCCGGACCCTTTGGCGCAAAGGCTGCCGAGGGCCTGCCGCTGTTCGGCACGCGGATCGAGATGTTCGATATCTGGCGGCCTGGCTACGGTGGCGCCACCGTGCTTGTGGTGCGCGCCGGAACCAATGAGCACGCCCCGATCTACGCCGACCCGGGCCTGACGCAGCCCCTGCCCAATCCGCAGGTGTTGCTGACGCAGCCCGACGAGAACAACACCAGTTACGGCCGCTGGCGGCAGCCGGTCTACACCTACGTGCCGGTCTTTCTGTCCATCAACGAAACCGACGTAACCGGCGTTCTCCGCCCGCCTCTGTACGCGTTCGATGGCCAGGACGTCTCCGGCGCCATCGCAGCCACCGAGCGGGGCCGCTTTCCGCGCACGATCACGGCGCTGCTCGATCGGCAGATCCACGCGGCGGATTTCGGCTCGCTCGCGGCCATCGACGGCACCACGGCTGTTACGGCGGTGGTCACGCGCGCCATTGCCGCCGCGGCGGCGCAGGGCGGCGGAACCGTCATTCTGCCGGCCGGCGACGTGAAGCTGAACGCGCTGGTCATTCCCGAGCGGGTGGTGCTGGACGGGCAGGGCGAGGGCGTCACCAACATCATCGCCGACAGCGCCCAGGCCATCATCCGCCTGGAGGGCGATCACGCCGGCCTGCGGAACCTCACGCTGGACGGGGTGAACCTCAACCCCGGCAGCATCGGCGTCTACGGCGTGGGCCGCACGGGGGTGGTGCTGGACAACGTGACCATCCGCCGCATGCGCGATGGCCTGGTGCTGCGCGGAGCCAGCTACTGCGACTGGCGCAACCTCTCCATCACCAACTGCGTCGAGGCGGCGCAGCTGCGGGGCGACACCGACCCCAGCGGCGGCGGGCTGGGTGGCGAGATCCGCGGCATCCATTGGCGGGGCGGCGCGGTGACGCTCAACACCACCTCCGGCATCAAGCTCTGGTTCTTCGACGATCTGGTGGATGGCGTGACCCTCGATGGCGTGCTGATCGGCGGCAACCTGGACGACGGGCTGGTGCTGAACGGGGCGCGGAACGTGCGCGTGCTGGCGCCCCAGTGGGAGGCGGCGGCCGGGCTCACGCTGCTGCGGGTGCAGGACGACAGCAACCTCGCGCGCGCGGCCGACAACACCGTGGACCACCTCACCATCGAGGGCGGCGTCATCCGGGGCGGCAAGTTCAGGTTCGACGGCGCCTGCGCCAGCGTCGCCTTCATCCGGTCGGACATTCGCGGCACGGCCGTGGACCTGACGGTGCCGCGCGAGCCCATCATCTTCCAGGACACCATCGAGGATGCCGCCGTCGCGCTGACGGGCGACACGACCAAGCTCCTGCGGGTGACGACCGGCGACCAGGCGGCCGTGACCGGCTACACGACCGACGCCACGCCGATTACCGCATGGTCGGAGATCATCGAGCCCGGCGGCGTGGGGCTCTACGAGGCGCAGGTGGTGGCGCAGCGGCAGGACGGCGCCAACTGGGGCGTCTGGTGGGTGGCCGCCGGGGCGCAGCGGCCGGGCTCGACGCTGACGTTCAACCTCCAGACCGCCAACTTCACCGCCGGCAAGACCGTGACCGGCGCCACCAGCGGCGCGACCGGGCGCGTAATCGCCGTCACCCAGTCCGCGGGCAGCGGCACCCTGACGCTCGGCGACATCGACGGCGACTTCCGGGTGGGCGAGCAGATCACCGATGGCGACGGCGGCGATGCCCGCGTCTCCGGTACGCTCAGCGCCTCCAATGCCGCGCTGGACGGTGGGGGCAGCACGAACACCCGCGCCGCCCAGACCTCCGCCAGCACCAGCTACGCCGCGGTGTTCGACGTCGATGGCGGATCCGTGCGCCTCCGGCTGACCGGGCAGAACAGCCATTTCGTTCAGTGGACGGCCCGGATCCACAAGCTGCGGAGCTGAACGCCATGGTGCAGTGGGCCAACTTCCCCTGGGAGCGTCCCCTATACGCCAACGCCGACGAGGCGATCCTGCGGCAAGCGGTCGCCACGGTGGAAAACGCCACCGCCAACGAAGCCGGCGGCTTCTCGCGCTTCCCCGGCCTCCGCATGTTCAGCCGGTTCCCAGGGCAGCGGGTGTACGCGCGGGCGTGGCGCGATGACGTGTATTGCTGCACCGACGAGGGCCGGACCTTCCGGGTGGATCGCTACGGCAATGCCGAGGACGTGACCGGCGTTCCCCTTTCCGGCGGCCGGCGCGTCATCATGGACGCCACCGACGACCGCCTGGTGATGGCCGCCGGCGGGCCCATCGTGCAGCTCTACGGCGCCAAGACGTCCCTGCTGTCCCCCGACGCGCAGCCGTCCACGCACATCTTCTACGTCGACGGCTACCTGGGCGCGATCGAGGCCAACTCGCAGCGGTGGCGGCATTGCGCCCCGGGCGAATACGAGAGCTGGCAGGCCATCGACACGTTCAGCGCCAACGCCAAGCCCGACAACATCCATGCCGCGGTGGTGACGCCCTACCGCGAGCTGCTGATCGGCGGGCCGGACCATATCGAGCAGTTCGAGCGCCTGCCCAACGGCAGCCAGCCCTTCGCGCGGCGCTGGAGCACGGGCGAGGGCGTGGCCTATCCCTACACGCTGGTGGCCGACAAGACGGGCACCTACGGCGTGAACCCGGATGCCCAGTTCGTTCGCTTCGCCGGCCAGGTGTCCCAGAACGAGAGCGAGGCGGTGGGGCTGCCGCTGTCGCGCGTGGACGACTGGACCGATGCCTGGGCGCAGGCCCTGCGCTCCGACGGGAGCAGCTTCGTGGTGCTGCAGGCGCCCAACGCATCGACCCCCTACGACACCAAGGGGCTGACGCTCCTGCTCGACCTGAGCAACCGGCGGTGGTCCTTCCTCTACGGCTTCGACAAGGACGGCAACCAGCCCACGCGCTACCCGGCCTGGTCCTTCGTGCGGGCCTGGAACAAGCTCTATGCCGGCGTGGCGGGCGGGCTGGCCGAGGTGGCGCCGGATGCCTACGACCTCTTGGGCGAGCCGATGCCGTTCGTCATCCGGTCTGGGCACATCGACAAGTTCGGGCCATCGCGCATCGACGACCTGCGCATCCGCGTGAAGCGCGGCGTGGGCGGCATCGCCGGCCGCGTTCCGCGGATCGGGCTGCGGGTGAACCGCGACCAGGACGGGTTCGACCAATGGACCTGGGAGGAGCTGGGCAACGCCGGCCAATCCGAGACGGTCATTCGGTTCGGCAATCAGGGCAGCGCGGAGACTTGGCAGTTCGAGATCCGCGTCAGCGATCCGGTCGACGTGCAGTTCGTCAGCATGGACATCTGGGTTCAGCGACTGGGCCACTAGGCCCGCCAAGGAGGCACGCATGCAGATCGAGATGGTGGAGACCACCCGAGGGCCGCTCCCCCGCGTGGCGCTGGACCGGCGCGAGGTGGTGGTCCAGGACGACGACGACGCGACGACGGTGCAGGTGAATTGGCACCTGATCGCCACGGACGAGATCGTGAAGCAGGACGGCCGCGTGGACTACAAGCGCCTTCCCGCCGATCTGGCGATGGCGGTGGGCTTTCTGCGGGCGGAAGGCTGAGCCATGCCCAACACGCAGGCTCTGACCACCTCGTTCAAGACCGGGCTGCTGCTCGGCCAGCACGCATTCGGTACGTCGGTCACGCGCGGCACGACTGCGGCCGACACCTTCAAGGGCGCCCTTTACCTGGCGAGCGGCAACCTGGGGGCCGGCACCACGGCCTATTCGGCGACCGACGAAGCATCCGGCACCGGCTACACCGCCGGCGGGGCGAACATCACCAACGCCACGGCGCCCAGCAGCAGCGGCACGACCGCGTTCTGGACGCCATCGGGCGCGCTCCAGTGGACCGGCCTGACGCTGAGCGCCGCCGTGGATGCGCTGCTGATCTACAACGCCACCCAGGCCAACAGATCGGTCGGCGTGTTCACCTTCGGCGCGCTGACGATCACCAGCGGCACGCTCACGATCAACTTCCCGACCAACGGTGCCTCAACCGGGCTGGTGAGGGTCGCATGAACAGCCTCTCCGCGCACGAGGAGCTTCTGGCCGCGACCCGCGCCGAGTTGCAGGCAGATCCGGCGCAGCGCGGCTATGCCGGCAAGACCGCGGCGGAGATCCGGTTGCTCTTGGCCGCGCCGATCGAGATTGCAGCGCCGACGCGCTACCGCGACGTGCCGATTTCCGACGTGGAGGGCTACCTCCGCGCGCGGCTGCTGGTGACGCGCCTGCGGTCCTGGGCGACCGCCGCGCCGGCAGGCACCGCCAGGGAGGCGGCGCTGGAGCTGCTGGACATCATCGCTTCGCCGCGGCTGTCCATGTTCACCACGAGCACCGACACCGGCCGCGCCAACGTGCTCGGCCTCTTCGCCACCCTCGTGGCGGCCACCAACGGCGTCGTCACGCAGCAGCACTACGATGATCTGGCGGCAATGACCGTGGCGCCGCCCGGTGCGCCGGTCGTGCTGCCCGCGCGATGGTCAATCGTCCGCGAGGGTATCCCCGATGCGCCGCACGTGCCGGATGAGGCGATGATCGCGGAGGCCATGGCATGACGCTGCAATACACGAACAGCGCCGCACTCACGATCTCGCTGGCTTCGCTGGCCAGCACGACGGCCGATCCGCCGGTCGGCCAAGAGAGCGTGGAGGTGAACCAAGGCACGGATTTGGCGGATGACATCTTGCTGGACGGCCTGATTACGACCGGCACCGGCCCGACCGCCGGGCGCCGCATCCGCATCTGGGCATGGGGTGCCGGCTTTGATGGCACTACGGTGCGGCGGCCGGCGGG